TAGTACCATATGGACAGCTAACTGAGTACGCAATGGGTAAGTGGGGCGAAGTAATGCCGGAAGGTGTATGCCGTACAATGCCTGCAAACTCCTTAGTACGATGGGACATTCACATGTTTCCGGGTGGAGTTGGAGCAACAGCCGAAGGTGAGATGATTGAAGATAACGTAGTAGAGATCGGCCTTTGGTTTCATGAAGAAGGATACGAAGAGAATACTTATAATCAAGACCTTCGTTTGTATCCTCTACGAGAAGGCTATGAGAATGGGCATTTGATTATTCCACCTCATGGTTATGCAATGACTCAAGGGTTTCATTCTTTTGACCATCCTGTGAGAGTAGACAGTTTTCAACCTCACGGACATTTACGAATGAATGCTGCAAGTCTAGAGATATTCTATCCTGATACTGGACGTACAGAACAGATCAGTCAGATATCTAATTGGAGTGCAACATGGCATCACAGTCACATATATGCAGAAGATGTGGCTCCACTTGTGCCTGCAGGAGCTGTACTTGTAATTAAGCAGTGGTATGACAATACTGCTGACAATCCAAATAATCCTGATCCAGACCAATGGGTGTATGGCGGTAGTCGAACGGGTGACGAGATGTCTCACGCGTGGATAGCTATTACTCATTTAGACGATGAAGGATATGACGCAATACTGGAGGAAAGACGTGAAAAAATTATTGGCGACGACTAGTCTAGTTTTTGCTCTACCAGCAGTTGCTCAAGACTATGCGACTGATGTAGCTCCGATTTTAATTGAGCAATGTCAGATGTGCCACAGGGAAGGTGGCATCGCACCCTGGGCTATGAGCAACTATCAGGTTGTACAAGGGTTTGCTCCTATTATGAGAGAAGCTATTGTAAACCGAGAAATGCCACCCGGACAGATCAATCCAAAGTACCGCGATACTATTATTAATCATCGAACTCTTAGTGATGATGAAATGAATACATTGGTATCTTGGATCGATGCGGGTGCACCTGTCACAGGAGATAGAGATCCTCTGACAGAAACTACATATTCAACCTCAGAATGGGTACATGGAGAGCCTGATATGATTATCGAAGTGCCTCCTCAAGAGATTCCGGCAGTGGGAACGCTTGGCCCTAATGCAATTCCCTATCGTTACACAAGTGTAGACTTGGGATTGACAGAAGATAAATGGCTACGGGGTTCAGAATTTTTACCTTCTGAGCCAACTGTCATGCATCATATGTTGAATACTGTTTCTTTGCCGGGTGAACGTAATATGAATCTACTTGGTGTATCAGGTGAAGGGCAAGGAAACATGGACTATGCACAAATTAGTGCATATGTTCCAGGCGGTACTCCTGACTTCTATGATGAAAATACTGGTGGATTGTTACGTGCAGGTTCAGTTGTAAATCTACAACTGCACTACACTCCTGATGGTACTGCAAGAACAGATGAAGCACGAATTGGACTATACTTTCATGATGAAGGAGTAGTACCAGAGGAAAGAATGGCAGGTGACTGTGCCTGTATCTTCCCAGATACATGGACAAACATTCCTCCCTACGATCCAAACTTCGTACAGGAAGCTGAGATTGTTTTAAAAAATGATATAATGCTGCATACTTTCTTACCTCATATGCATTTTCGTGGTAAGAGTATGAAAGCAACAGCGTACTATGAAGATGGCACTTGGGAAGAGTTGATAGATATTCCACGCTATGAGTATGCTTGGCAGTTATCATATACATGGAAAGAGCCGAAGTATATACCTGCTGGTACAATACTTCATGTAGAAGGAGCTTTTGATAACTCAGCAGAGAATCCAATGAATCCAGACCCAAGCAGAAGTGTGCCGTGGGGACAGATGTCAGAGGATGAAATGTTTTTTGGTGCTTTTACTTGGAAAAACATCTAAGTGTACGGCGGTATCCCACTTTTTGTAGTGTTTTGTCTCATACTTATAGTGTGCGATACCGCCATTCATGTAATGATACAAATGTACTTTGAAGGCCACGAAGCCTTCTCAGACACAGAGTCGTTAGACTTTGGAAGTTAGAATATGATAGGAAGTATAATTAGCTCTGTAGCGGGGTTAGGACAGACTTGGCTAGAAGGCAAGAATGCGAAGATGAAAGCAAAGTCTGAAGCCGAAGCTCAAGTCATGGTAACAGCAGCACAAAGCAAGGCAGACTGGGAGTCTATTATGGCTTCTAACTCTGGCTCATCTTGGAAAGATGAATGGCTTACACTGTTGTTTAGTATCCCGATGATACTATGTTTCTTTCCTCAAACAGTAGATTACGTTCATGCAGGATTTCAAGCACTAGAAGAGATGCCAGCCTGGTATCAGTATACACTCTCAGTAATTGTAGCAGCTTCTTTTGGTGTTCGTGCAGCAGTAGGATTTATGGGTAAAAAATGAATTTTGATATAAAAAGAGTAAGAGAGCAACTTTACATAGATGAAGGAATAGAACACTCCATTTATCTTGACCATCTTGGATATCCTACCTTTGGTGTAGGGCATTTAATCACAAAAACAGATCCGGAATACGGAGAGCCAGTAGGAACTCCTGTATCCCGACTAAGAATAGATGCAGCTTTTGATCAGGATCTTGAAACAATGATCTCTGAATGCTATCATCTATACGGTGCTGGTGTATTCCATCATCTGCCTGGAGAGGTTCAAGAGATTCTTATTAACATGATGTTCAATCTTGGAAGGCCTCGTCTTGCTAAGTTTGTAAAGTTTAACCAAGCAATCTATGAACAGAACTGGAAAGAAGCAGCAAAAGAAGGAAGAGACTCTCGTTGGTACAATCAAGTAACTAATCGAGCAGAAAGACTCATGTCACGATTAGAAGCTTTGGAAGCGGAAGAAGATATTCCTGAAACATTAAAAGAAGTGATAAAACAACAGAAAGACAGGAGCCATAATCAGTGAAACCAAAAAGAGAAGATATGATTCAAGCAGCAAAAATGCATTTCCAGGCTCATATCGAAAAACACAGAATAAATGTAGAAACATATCTACACTACAGAGTGGGTGTTGCAGAGCATCCAGACATTATGCAGAGCATAGAAGATGAACTTGCTCACATAGCAGAGTACCATGATAAATTAGAAATGTTAGAAACCTATTTTGAATAATAATCTTGACATATTTGTTGAAATCTATTAAAATACATAGTATGAAAGATTACAACCGACAACGACAAGACTATTATTCATATAGGGCTAACGTATGCAAAAACTCTACATCCTTGAAATGCGGAGCAGAAAAAACAACCTTAATGGTTGGACAGCAGGTGTCTATTCTGCAAAAGCTACAGCAAACTATGCGAAAGTGGTTGAAGAAAATAAACGGCCTTCATATAAAGGTCATATTCACACAAAAAAACTAAATGCAATCAGTAAAGATGCACTCAACCATTGGCCACATAGTTTATGAATTTATTCGTACTAGACACTAACCTTGATAAGTGTGCTGAATATCATGTAGATAAGCACATTGTAAAAATGCCCCTAGAAGTTGCTCAGATACTTTGCACCTGTATCTGGGTAGACGTACATCTAGGGTTTATACCTCGTGCACTCACAAAGCCTGAATCAGCAAAGCTAAATGAGATGAAGAAAGAAATCAAACATCTTAAACCTGAGGAAAGGCCTCTAACCCCCTACCTTCCTATGATGTACAATCATCCATGTACAATATGGGCAAGGTCTTCGTTGGATAACTTTGAATGGACTCATTGTTATGGCAATGCTCTCAATGACGAGTATCGTTATCGTTATGGTAAAGAGCACAAATCCATTGCAGAAGTAGTAAATAAATTACCTCTCCCTACTAATATGGAGAGACTCGGTCTCACGCCTTTTGCAATGGCAATGCCAGATATATTGAAAAACGAAGAGGATCCTATTGAAGCATATAGGGATTACTACCATTTGGATAAGGCTACTTTTGCAACTTGGTCATACAGACCAAAGCCACCCTGGTGGAATGAAGATTATGCAGATTATGACAAAAGAATCACAGCTAAAGGATGAAATAAGAACTTTGACAGGACAACTTTACGCCTCGTATGGCAATATAAAAAGACTGGTAGAAGAAAATAAGCGTCTTACAGAGGAACTGAGAGACCTTAAATTCACCACTGCTAAAGAGTATATGGAAGAAGTAAATGAAAAGTTTGAAAAGACTCTTAAAAGTTTAGATGATGAAGAGCAGGAAGTCACCATGTCAGACTTAGAACATTTGAGAGACCCATAATGAAAGGAAAAAAATTCGACTCAGAAAAACCAGAGATGTATTTGCTTCCTCCGAAAGCCACATTAGAAGTAGGAGAAGTTCTTAGCTACGGAGCAAAGAAGTATAGCCCGGATAACTGGAAAAAAGTGGCGGGGTTGGAGCAAAGATACACAAGTGCAGCACTGAGACATATTCTTGCTGCTATGTCTGGAGAAGAACTAGACGAAGAAACCGGGCTCTCTCACGAAGCCCATGCAATTTGTTGTTTACTTTTTATATTGGAGAATAGACTTGAAACGCGGAATCAAAAAGAAAGACCACGAGAACCTGTCGGACGCGAACATCCAACGAGTAATCGAGGCCTTGGAGTCCCCTTCACAGGGGCCGATTACGAAGCGTTCCGCCTGCGAAATGCTCAATATAAGCTACAACACAACTAGACTTGCAAATATAATTCAAGAGTATAAAGATCGTAAAGAGTTTATACAAAAACGAAAAGCACAGAACAGAGGAAAGCCTGCGACAAACTAT